AATGGCATTATTTGGAGGAAGACGTGATATCTCATTATTTAGGGGATTGAATCGTGAATTAATTAATAAGTGGATACAACAAGAATGTGGTATCTATAAACTTGCTCTAGATGAAACTGAACAAAACTTATACGGTGAATCAGATAGTAAAGTATATTACAAACCTATTGCATGTCCAGCTTTAATTGGTAGAGATACACAAGAATATACAGGTGATGAGTTTGGAATGGATTATGGAGCAAATGCAACATTTGCATTCTTACGTGATGATTTAAAAATAATTAATCTATTACCAGAAGTGGGTGATATTGTAGTATGGGATAATGAATATTATGAATTAGATGCATTAATAGAAAATCAATATACAGTAGGTAAAAATCCAGAAACTGATTTAACAACACAGCAACAAGAATGGGGTTGGAATGTATCATTAGTATTTAATGGACACATTACTAGAAGAAGTAGAATTAACTTAGTTGAAATACGTAGTGGTGTTACTAAGAACGACAAAGACATGCCAAAGGATCAATAATAGATGGGTAAAGAGGAAAAAGTAAATAAATTTTTACGTGATTTAGCAAATACACAAAACACGTTTAGTAAGGACCCGGTAATTAACCGAGCTAACGAAACCCGTCGTGATACTGATAACGTTAAAACACCACAAATTGGTTTATACCATACTGACCACGCTATAAAAAGTTTTATTGAAACTGTTATTGAACCGTTTGTTGAACAAGACGGTGAACAAATTCAAGTACCTGTAATGTATGCTAGTCCTGAAAAATGGTCAAGTGTTCAACGTGATGGATTTATGCGAGATGATAAGGGTAAAATTATTACACCTATTATAATGTTTAATAGAACATCAATGCAAAGAAACGAATTACGTTTTAATAAGGTAATGGACAAGAATGAAAACAAAGTATTATTTGAACGTAAATATACAAAGTTTAATCGTTATGATGCATTTTCACAATTAACAAATAGTAAACCTGTACGTGAATTTTATTCTGTTGATATTCCTGACTATGTTGACATTACATATAGTATGATAATATGGTGTGATTACACTTCACAGGTAAATCATTTAACTGAACAAATATTATATTGGTCAGGTACTGCTTGGGGGGAAACATTTAAATTCATGGTTACTGCTGACAGTGCAAACTTTGAAGTAACTAATGGTGTTGGTGAGGATAGATTGGTACGTAGTACTTTTGATATAACATTAAAAGGAAGATTATTACCGGCAGAAGCAGCACATCAATCCACAATGACTAAAACATTTTCACCTAGTAAATTAGTATTTGGTACTGAAGTAGTGACTGATATTAACAATTTACCAACACAAAATCACACTTCAGGTTCGTATATATAAATTTTAGATTTAGTACCCGTTTGGAATTTTATTCTATAATTATTATTATATAAATAAAAATCAGTTATAAACAATTAATTAAACTAAAACTTATATTAACCTATATAAGTTAAAAACTTAAACTATGGCACCAAATCAAAAAATTACAGATGATGAATTATCACAGATTAAAAACATTCAAGAAAAGTATGCTGAAATTACAGCAGTTATAGGTCAACTAGAAGTACAAAAGGAATTATTAAATAGAGAGAAATTAAGATTAGATAATGAAATTATATCTCAGTGGTCTAATTATGATACTACTCAATCTACAGAACAATCAATAAGTATTTCTTTAAAAGAAAAATATGGAGAAGGTAGTTTAGATGTTACAACAGGTATATTTACACCAGGATTAACATAAGAAAATACTTCCGAAAAAACCTCAAAATTACTCAGGTTTGGAATATAAATTTATATTTATATATGTAGATTTATTAACCAATTCATCTATACTAAATATAATAATATAAATTAACAAGGAAACAACAAAATGGCAGAGAAAATAGTATCTCCAGGTGTTTTTACCAATGAAAGAGACCTTTCATTTTTACCACAAGGTATTGGTGAAATAGGAGCAGCATTTGTAGGACCAACCGTAAAGGGACCAGCATTTGTACCAACTATTGTAGAATCGGGAGAAGAATTCATACAAAAGTTTGGACCAACACACGACACAATGTACACACCGTACGCAATACAAAATTATTTAAAAAATAGTGGTAAAGCTACTATTGTAAGAACTTTAGGACTTGACGGTTATACTGTTAAAGATCCAATATATGTACTAGCTTCTGGTTCATACGGACACAGATTAGTTAGTGTATTACATCCAACATTTGTAGCAACTAATGCAGATACAGTTTCATATTTTGAACAATCATTAACATCGGCAGGTGCAGATGCAGGTGATGCAGTACTAACTATATCAGGTTCATATACATCAGATGTATCAACATTTACTAATGCAACTGATAAAAACGGAACAGCTTTTAGTGCTTCAATTGACCCTTCAGACGATGCTTACATAGGAGATTTATTTGGTTATTTACCAACAGGTATTGAACCAGTTTACAACTATGTATTATTTGGAACTAACGCAAGTGCAAGTATAGCAGAAGATGCTAGTACTACATTTATAATCGAAACAGGTTCAGCAACTTCAGAATGGGCATTTACAAATGACTATCAAGCAGCATATACACCTTGGATTACATCACAAAAAATTGGTGGAAATACTCAAAACTTATTTAAAATACATCACTTATCACATGGTACATCAACGAACTATGAATTTAAGATTGAAATAAACAATATTAGACCAGCTGGATCTTTACCAGGTACAGATTACGGTGCATTTAATGTTTTCATTAGAGCAGTAGACCAAGACAATGTTTATGGTTCTCCTTATGATACAGACGATAGTGATTCAAGACCAAATGTAATTGAAGCTTTCTTAAATGTAAATTTAAATCCAGATTCAGCAAACTTTATTCAAAGAGTAATTGGTGATAAATATATTACAGTTGATGCTAACGGTAAGTTAACAAGTAACGGTGATTATAAGAATGCATCAAGTTACATTAGAGTAGAAGTAGCAGATTCAGTAATAGCAGGAGCATTAAGTGCAAACTTAGTACCATTTGGATTTGCAGCATTAAACAGTCCAATACCTACAGGTATAACACAACCAACTGCAGCAGTATATGTAGCAGACCAAAACATTGGTGGTGTATATAACAAGAAAAAGCCTTGGGGATTTGACTTTACTAAAACTGATAATTATAATTATTTAAGACCATTACCAATTGATGCTAACTTAACAGTAGGTAGTAATACAGCGTTTTACTTAGGTGATTATAGTCAACCATCTGCAGCTAATTATCCAAGTTCAACAGCACCTTTTACAGGTTCAATTGATTTAACAACGGCTAATACATCAACTGATACACGTAAATTTATTGTACCATTCCAAGGTGGATTTGATGGATGGAGACCACACTTACAAAAACGTTTAGGTTCAGATATATCAGCTACTAATACAATGGGGTTTGATTTAACAGCAGGAAATTGGGGAGATACAGCATACAGAAAAGGTTTAGCTGCAATTTCTAATCCTGATGAATTTGATATCAATATGTTAGTAACACCAGGTATTATTAATGAATTACATTCAGGTGTAACAGCAAGAGCTATTGAAGTATGTGAAGACAGAAACGATACGTTCTACTTAATGGATGCATTCCAATTAACATCTAATATACAAACAGCAATTAATTCTATTTCAACAATAGATAGTAATTATACAGCTGTTTATTACCCTTGGGTAAAAACGTTAGATACAAATAAGAATAAACCATTTTGGGCACCACCAAGTGTAGTAATGCCAGGTATTATTGCTTATACTGATAGAATTTCAGAACCATGGTTTGCACCAGCTGGATTAAACAGAGGTGGAGTAACGGAAGCTATTGAAGCTTACACACGTTTAACACATGACGAAAGAGATGACTTGTATGAGAATAGAATTAATCCACTTGCAAGTTTTCCTAATGAAGGCGTTGTTGCTTGGGGTCAAAAAACACTACAAGCTAAACCAAGTGCGTTAGACAGAATTAATGTAAGACGTTTGTTAATCTCGTTGAAAAAGTTTATTGCAAGTAGTTCAAGATACTTAGTATTTGAAAACAACACTGCAGTAACTAGAAACAGATTTTTAAATATTGTTAACCCATATTTAGAGTCAGTACAACAAAGACAAGGTTTAACAGCGTTCAAAGTAGTAATGGATGAGAGTAACAATACACCGGACATAATTGATAGAAATATCTTATATGGACAAATATTTATTCAACCTGCAAAGGCGGCTGAGTTCATAGTTTTGGACTTCAATATCTTACCAACAGGTGCTGCATTTGATGCATAAGATTAATTAAAACAATTAATACAAAGGACACAAGAAATTGTGTCCTTTTTTTATGAATTAACTATTTATAATAAACAATAGGAAAACTATGAAATTCAACATAAAAGAATGG